TATTGGTAAGAGTATCTGTTGTATTTCTAGCGACTACGGTATCAGTCGCATCGGGAAGCGTAAGAGTCTTGGCAGTTGTAAATGATGTAGCGAGGATGCCTGTTACGCCGGTTGTTTGACTAGCAACAGAGATGTTGAGTTTCTTCGTGGCGTCAGATGCTCCAACGATATTAGTTGTTGTATCTGAGAGTGACTTGTTAGTCAAAGTCTGAGTTCCGGTAGTGCTTACATTTCCAAAAGGAGAAGTTGCAAGCGTTCCATAGTTTGTAATGTTGGCAGTAAGAATTGAAGTAACGCTAGTACCAACTGCAATTTGACCCAACGCTAATGAGTTAGCAGGAGTAGCGGGAACGGTTGGAGATGCGGCAGGAGTTCCAGCGATAACTTGGAACGACACATTGTTAAGCGTTCCTGTGTAATAAGCATCGTTAATCGTAATAACGATAAGGTCAATTCGAGGATTCGATGGGCTTGCAGTAGAAATTGTAAGGTTAGTTGAGGCATCGTTGTACGCCATATATGTACCCATATTTGCTTGGGTAGTACCGACGATCGCCGCCCACCCTGACGACACATTGACGGACATATTTCCGCCACCGTTTTGCGTAATCTGTAAATCAGTAGCGTTTACAAGTCCGCTAGTTTTCCAGATTGCCTGAGTAGTTAGGCGATCATTTTCCGCAGGGTGAGATCCATTTTGTAACCAACTTGGAGGTGTTCTTAATGCCATCTTGTCCCCTTAGATATAACTGTTGTACCAAGTAACTATTGCGGAAGTCGTACCCGCAAGTGTACCTGTTCCGGCAAGGTAAAACTGATTTGCGCCCGGCTGAGCATAGAACCAGTTTGAGCCACCCGCAACTAAGTTCCGAGCGGTAGATCCATTAAGAGTCACAAGGCGTTGCCCTAAATCGACAACTATCGTGTCGGTGTTGGCATAAGTTCCCTGAATTGTTATGTAGTTGCCCTGAGTGCTATTACCAACGACAGGGTTAGTAATCGGTCCAGTAATCGTAATGATCGGATAGGTATTAGCCCATCCCGCATTGTTTACTGTTGTTCCAGCGGCTCCGCCTCCGAAAGTCAAAGGATAAACACGGTTATATGTACGACCGAGATAGTTCGTGCCAATCAAAGAAACGGACTGTTGCGTATTGTCGTAGAACTTAGGATCAGGCGCAAAGAAAGTCCATTGGCTCGTAATGTATCCATAGGTAAAGTCAGGAGTGATAACGGTTTTGGAATCTCTTACGCGAGCGTTAAAGAATTGGATATTAGAGGACTGAGGCAACTTAAATTGCAACTGATTTGTTGTGGAAAAAGGTGTGTACGAGGAAGTCGGCAATAGATTACTTTTCAACAGGTTGTAGTTAGCCTGTGCGCTCATAGTTGAGTTGGCAGATCCGCCCGAGGTATAGGTATCAGTAAGAGTCACGGGAATCGTAAAGTGAGTATTGTCGATCACGGTAAGAGTCTGAGCGGTCTGATTAAATCCTGTGCCAGCCGTACCCGTAGGGTTTCCAGTAGAAAGTACGCCAGTAATAGTAACGATCTGACCAGTATTAAAACCGTGATAAGCCGAAGTCGTATAGGTGATCACACCTGATCCCGTAGCAGTCGCGCCAGTAATAGTCGCGGTGATATTGCTTGAAAGAGTCAGGATGGTCAGAGTAATAGATCGACCTCCGAGGAAATCACGACCCGAAAACATACCGTCGTTAAAACCTTGATTGTCGTCCTGATTACGGATAACTGGCAAGCCTTCAATACCATCAGCAGCGTTGATCTGATAAGGAGATCCAGCACCACCGAAGGCGAATCCGTTCCAAGTGAACTGATACTGATTAAGCGAAGTCAGGGTAGCCATTAGAGAATCTTCGCTCCCATCGTTTGAAGTTTGTTATATGTGCCGACCGCAGTAGCAGATGAAATGCCCTGAGTTTGACCGAGAGTAATAGCGGCAAGAACTCCGGCAGATACAGTTGGCAGAGAAGGATCGGTTGTCGAGACATAGAAATTGGCGTTGCCGATAGCCGGAACTGTTCCACTTGAGGTCGGGCTAGTGCTTCCGCTGGTAGTAGTAGTCGCGCCAGTAACTCCGGCAGGAACGAGAACGCTTGCTTCATATCCGGAGATACTTGCAGCCGAAGCCCCGAGAGCCTGAATCTTGGCGGCGGTATCATCTAACTTTTTCTGCAACGCGTCGAGTTGCTTCATAGCCGCATCAGAAATTGCTTGCGTTGATTTGGTAAACGCATCCTGAGCCGCATTAAGCGAAGCCTGTAATGTATCGTCTGCCTTTTGAAGTGCAATATCTCGAGCATTAGTAGCGGCGGCAGTAGCCTTGTCGAGAGTATCTTGAGCGGCAGTCATAGCGGCATTGAACTTGTCGTTCTCAGAGGTCAAGGCAGTCGTAAGTTGAGCCGCGTTATCTGCGAGGTTAGTTTTAAGATCAACACCGACCTGATTGAACTGAGTTGCCAACTGCTGATTTGCAAAGTTCACGCCATCGTTCATTTTCTTAGCAAGATCAGTAACACCATCTTGCGAAGTAGAGTTAATCTGATTGTAAAGATCCTTAATCGAGGCTTGAGTATCAGGGGTCGCAGTCAATACGGCTTGCGCTAGAGCATCGCCTTGCTTCGGACCTTGCGCAATAACTTCGTCAATAAACGACTGGTTGTAACCCTGAGCGGCAAGGAGTCCAGCATCCTTTTGCAACTGCGTTACATCAGCAAGTTGAGCCTTAAGTTGATCCTGCAATCCAGCGGCACTTGTTCCACCTGCAACGAATAGTTTGCCGAGGTCGATCTTAGTAGCAGACTCGAACGCGCTAGTCATTAAGCCAATCGACTGGTCAATGATTGACTGCTTCTTAGCATTAGCACTATCTACTAACTGGGTGGCTTTATCTGCATACTGCTTTTGGATATTAAGAATTGACTCTTGATGAGATTTTTCAGCCGCCTCGGTTGTAGAGTTAAAGGCATCCTGAGCCGCCGTGATCTTGTCCTGATAAGTCTGATTTATCGAGGCAACATTGGCGTCGTGAATACCTTGAGCCTTTGCCGTGGCATCATCAAAGGTTGCCTGAGCCGCCGCCATCTTATTCTGACGATCAGTTAATGCGGTATTCATTTGATCTTCGAGTGCTACTGCTTGATCGTTAAGAGTTTTGATCTTAGCGTTACGAGCATCGAGAGCCTTCTGTGCGGCTACTGCGGCCTTGTTCACATTTCCAGCCGCGCCCAATCCTCCACCAATTCCAGCATCTCCACCTGTTCCAGTTGATCCGGAAGTAGCGAGCGCAGTATCTAGCGTTGGGAGAGTGATCTTCTTATTCGCAAGTGAGTCAAGGCTTGCCCCGAACTTACCGACTGCGAGAGCGGCTTCGTCCACGCCTTTACCCATAGCCTTAAATGGCGCACCGAGAATAGGTATCTTTGCAACAGTATCAACTACCTTAGCGATCGCCCCTAAGAGGTAGCCAAATGCCCCTACAACGACCTCTACGACCCCTACAATGACCTTTCGCAAGCCTTCATGGGTATTCCATAGGTTTATGAGTTGCTTGATCCACGCGCCCAATGTGGCGTTGTAAAGGAACTCGATCGCAGGGATCAGTACCCCAGTAATAAACTCCATCAACTTGGTCAGGATAGGCATAACGACTGCGCCCACCTTGACGGCTACATCATCGAACTTGGCCTTGAGGATTTCCATTTCGCCAGCGAAGGTATGGGTATAACCAACGGCTTGCCCACCGATCTTGCCGTTCAATTCATCCATCGCCTTAGCGATAGCCTGATTCTTAGGGAGAGTAGTATCTAAGGTAATACCGAATTCCTTAAATGCCTTTGCCGATCCCATCGTTCCTTTTTCAAGGGTGGAGGCGGCATCTGCTAACGATTCGTGCTTGTAACGGGCAAGGTCAGCCGCCATCGACATCAGTTTTGTTGATTCGGTCGTAGATCCGGTGGCAGTAATTAACTTGGTGTATGCGGTTTCGGAATCCTTAACGGAGAATCCTAGAGAACTCATTTTCTCAGAGGTCTTTGTAACCTCTTCACGGTTAGCGGCAGTATTCTGCTTCGAGTTATTCATCGCGGTCGAGAGTTGCTCAGTAGCGACCTGCGTGTCCTGAATAGCCTTTACTGCATCATGGAGTCCAGTAGTCAGGATCTCCACGCCTTTAGTCATTAAGTTGCCAGCGAATACGCCAAGCATCGTGGACTTCAGGGAGTCGAACTTCGAATTCTGCTCTTTAGCAGTATCGCCGATCTTATTTAATCCAGCGGTAGCCTCTTGAACTGCGGCAGTAAGATTAGAGAGTTGAACGAGGATTTCAACATTTAATGGAGGAACTTCACCTGCCATCGGTTACGCTCCCATCGCTCGTCGAACTTCATCACGGATATAAGCGGAAGCCCTGCCCGATTGTACCAAGTAATCACGCGCTGGAATCATATAAGGGAACTTAACGCCATCTTTCCAGCGGCTCGATCCCATTTCAACGGCTCGTGCGTATTCAGCACCGGAGGTTGCGCTCGCGGTATAAGTTTCGAAACCTACACGGCGAACAGGCTGACCAATGATATTGCGAAAGAGATTTCCGGTTGCATAGTTTGGACCTTCGCCATCTCTCGGACCAATATGAGGGTTGTAACGAAGCCTGTTGTTTTTTTGCACCGGCGGATTCTTGACTTCGCTTGCATTTTTCTTTGCTTGGAAAACTAGATCCTGAGTAATCTTTTGAGTCGCACGATAACCGGCATCATCCATACGCTTCTGCCAAGCATTGAGAGCCGCTAGGACTTCGGGCAAGTTGCTCGATACTCCATCACTCATTTACGGCTCTCCATCTTTTCGATCTTAACTTCTTCGACCGCATCTGCAATCGCTAAGAACCAATCCGCCTTTGCCGCCGGTAGGTTATCTACCTGCTCAGGAGTCCAGCCAAAACGATCAGCGAACTTGAAGTAAAACCACTCTGTTGTCGGGTATTCAAGGGTATCCGATTTCTGGAATCCCCTGAATAGATCCTTGAGCCGTTCTAGTTTTCTAAAGGGCTATCGGGGTTCAGCCTATTCTCGTCCGTATCGTTGAGGCTTGGGAAAAGTTCAGTCGTGAGGTGATCTGTTTCCTTCATCAACGCGGTGTAGTCAGGGATAGACAATTCCTCAATCGAGTCAATCTTCACTGAAGGGATTAAGAGATCGAGCGACCAATCCTCAATAATTGCCGCCAATAGAGCGTTGCTGATAGCAATACCTTTTTCGGCTTGTGATTCAGCATCGCCAGCGCGCATAATGCGGTTGCGATCTTTGACCTTCAATTCAGTCGCATCTTTAATTGTTACTGTCGCGCCTGACGGTAGCGTAATTTTCTTTGACATATTGCCTCCTAGTTGTTTGCCTTCTCTTTATCCTCTTTATCCTAGCAAATCTAGGCAGTAGGGGTGCGGGATCCACGAAGGCGGGCGAATCGACCTGCCACCCCTACTGCGTTCTAGTTTATGCGACTGAAGTTGTTACTGCGTTCTTTACGACCCACTTAATTGGTGAGTATCCGACAGTTCCGGCATCAGTCAAGTTGCCTTGCGCATTGAAATCGACGAGAACTTCTACGAAGTCCTTTGAGCGTTCAATAACGGCGAGTGTGTATGCACCCTTAGTCATTGTTGCCTGAATCGAAGTCTGTGATGCACCTGTTCCAGTAGTCCAGTTAAAGACGAGAGCAGGTTGAGTGTTGGTGAGGTAGTTGGTGAGTTGGGTGTCGTTTTCCATAAGGAAAGTCGCCTTGCCAGTCACTTCGAGCGCACCGAGGAATACCTGATACGGAGTCTGAACATTTGAGATGCCGTAGATAGGAGTTACCGGACGCTTAAGATCAATGTTGCCCATTGTTGAGTTGGAGATGCTTGTGCCACCAACGGTGACTGTTCCAGTCCATACAACAGAAGGGAGAACGGTTGAGAACGATGGGGTTGGGGTAGTAGTCGTTGCTGACTGCCATCCGGTTGATTTTGCATCGTACTCAAGGAGTCCGTCTGCGTTCCACTTAAGCGAGAAGTCGTGGAACTGATGGCCAGCCCACGCACGAACATTTGCTCCGTAGAAGTCAAGGATTGTGTACGCAGATGGCTGAGCATCTGAAGCCGTAGCGGTTGTGTTCTTAAGTGAAAGAGTGTGGATATAAGGAGCAGATCCGGAAACGACATCTTCACCGAGTACGCCAGCGAGAGGGTAAAGGATTGTATCTGCGAATACTGCACCACCGAAGTCGAAGGTTGAGTGAACGCGACCCTGCAAGTAGTTGTAATTCTTTACGAGAGATCCACGGAGACCTTCATCGTAGAGAGGTGTATAAATATCTTGAGGCTTGATGGTGTTCGCAATTACAGGGATGTAAGCGGTTGGAGTCGTTACCGCAGTTCCCTTAGTAGTTTCCTTAGCGATTCCAATATACGAACGATGGGTATTTTGAACTGCCATTACTTCACTCTCCTACGGTTGTGTCAGGCGCGGCTGACGGTGCTGGTGTTGTTTTCTTTACTGATGAAGCGAGAGTGACATTGGCTGAGATAACCTCATCCTTTGACTCAAAAGTGTCGCCGGGTTTAACGGTCAGTCCGAGAGTTGGGAACTCCTGAACATCGTCACCGTTGTATTGATAGGTGGCCATCGTTCTCCTTATGCCTGAATCATTTGGGTAACATCGAATCGAATCTCTGCAAAGGTTTCTGTCGCTCCGGACTCCGAAGTTGTCGGCTCTCCATAGATACAGTCGATCACAGGTTCCGCGCCTTGCCACACATTTACTTGCGATGTATCACCGAAGTTATGACTGGCTCGAAGCGTATTCTTGATGTTGTCGATAAGTGTATCAAAATCCGTCATTGCATCTTCGGCGTTATTCAGAACGGAGTGGTGAAAAACCTGCAAGATCACTTGGAAATCAACACGCTTCCAACCACCGGTTGCGCCTCCTACTGCCAAACGAGTTTCGCGTTCGCTTTGGATAAAGATTACGACTGCGGCACGACTCATCTGACCCGGTTGAGCATTTACCTGATAGTTGATGCGCTTCGGGAACGAAGTAAAGATCTGATTGAGCGTAGCAATATTCGCACCCGTAAGGTAGGTGTAAAGGGTGGAGCGAAGTTGCGTTCTGCCGACTGCCATTTAGCGCATCCGTCGGAAGGGAGCAAGTAACTGCTTGGCCAATTCAAGATCAGATCCGAATACGGAACTAGCGGCTGGACCAGCGGTTGCTCGCGTTGTGATTGCCATAGTCAAGGAGTTATCTCCACGAACCTTGAGGAAATCAGTAGTCGCCAAGATCGCCGCCTCTTTGACTGCCTGTGGCATATTGCCAACGGCTACACCCGAAGCGTGTGCGTACTTAAGCGGGCTAGTAATAGCCACTGTGCTTGATCCATAAGTATATGAAGGCGAAACGACTACCTGCTCGGTGTATTGGCCGTCATAGATAGTCACAACTGTGCCAGCGGTTAGTCCGATTGGATCGATCATAGTAAAGGAGGATTGACCAGCGGTCGCGGATGAGATCAAGCCATTACAGTATCCGGCGCAATAGTTGTAAGAGGCATAGATACGAGATCGAACTGTTGGGGGGAAGCCGAAAGATAATGGACCCTGAGATGAGTAGCCGATTCCGACCTGACTCATTGGGTAGATGATCTGCGACTTCTCGAACCAGCAAGATTGCAACGCGCCATCGGTAACGGCAGTCATAGCCGTAGGAGTAGCCCCATAAGAAAGGGAGTTCAGCGCCACGACATTGTTGTAGTCAGGCGAAATGACCATAAACCCCTCTTGGGTAATACGGGTACGGGACTGCTCTTGGAAGTTTTGAGCAATAAGAGGCTGGTTTACATAAATATCGATCCACGAAGATGCCCGCTGAATTACTGAAGCAAGTTCAGCATCCTGTTGCGCAGAGGTTCCGCCAACCACGAGGTTGTTGTAGTCAATCGCAGTCGGGGCGTTCTTATACTCAGCAATAGTGAGATAAGAGCCTGACTGAAACTGGGTGATCGGCGAAACCGCTGAGGTCATTTTTTAATCTCCGTCTGTTTTAGGTGCTGACGATTCGT